CTTCAATTACTGAGCCAGTTGTTAGATAACTCATGCTCCCACCTCTACTAATACTATTGTTGATTTACTAGTTTCCCCATCATCAGCACGTTGTATATTTATTGTTCCACTTTGGTCATGTCGTGCCATTTGAGTTTTGTATGTTAACGCGCTTGTAGAACTAGGGCTATCTAAGACGGTTATAAAATGATAACTACGTTGATTATCAACATCACCTATACCTATATGATCAAAAACACCTGTTGAATCTCGTAGAATTTTTAATTGGCCTACTGACCTTGAGTTATGGTCTACACTCTGTGATACTAAAACAAGCACTTTACTACTTGTTGCAGCACAAGTAATGTCTGCGGTTAATCCAGTATCGGAGAAACTGGTACTGCTCACATCAACTTGAGTTGTAGTGGTAGCAGTCACAACTTGAAGTACCTTACCAAAACTACTTGCACTATGATGAGATACTAACGCCTTTCCATTAGCCCTTGTGTAATTTACACATTGTACATCATTAGATCCAGTACTAAAAAATTCCGCCACATCTCCAGCTGCTGTAGTTATATTAGCTTCACTAGGTAAATCTAAATCAGTAGAATTATGTGTAAGTTGTAATGCTCCATCAAATTGTAAAAAGAAATGACGATTAGCATCTACAACAAAAGCACTGATAGTAGTCGTACCTGTTACATCAAAATAATCTCCATCAGTAGGAACTGTAGGACTACCAGATGCCATATCTGAACCTTTATCCCTTCCAATAGTTTTACCATTAGGATCTAAAGTACCTCCTAATTGTGGTGAAGTATCTTCTACTACGTTAGATAGTCCTGCGCTAGCAGCAGCCCACTTTACTCCAGTAGCTTCTGAAGAATCCGCTGTTAAAACGTGATCATTCGTTCCAATCGCTAAAGGTAAATATGTCAGCCCATCTGAAGCTAATACATCACCTTTAGTTGTTGTCGATAATCCATTAAATATATCATATACGAGAGCATCTACGTCATTTAGCCAAGATGCTACAATAATCGTATCGCCGTCTACAAAACTTGTTGTTGCCATATTATAATCCGCTCACTGGTATTGGTGTAATAGAAGTATCTCCTGCCTTAGCACAGCCTGTTACGGCGCTTCCTGTTCTAGCAGATCTACTTATACACACTGTTTGTCCCGCATTTGCATCATCATCGGGTCTTATAAATCCATCAGGAGTTATTTTATCTTCAACTCCTCTAACTAAATCTTGAGGATGGCGTGCTTCCCAGTCGTACTCACATACAACTGCTCCATCCCAACGTTCATACATTTCTGAATCTCGGTAAACAAAATCACATACATCACATTTAACCCAATGATTTCCAGGTTGATAACCAGGATTCCTAGTTTTTTTACCAAAACTCATTTGTTAATTAACACTTTTTAATATCTAAAATAACTACCGCTTGATCGCCATTTGCAAACCCCAATGTAGTTACTGTTACGTCTCCAGTAGGACTTCCAGCATGATTTCCTATTCCACCAAAACTTCTAAAGTCTTGATGATCATTACCATTAAATCCTGAACCACATGCTAATCTATCAGTACTTCCATCGTGTTCTACAAAAATTTGACCAGCTGCGGTTGGGTTACTAAACCAAACCTGATCTATTTTAATTTTTGCAGCAGTGGTATCTCCCGTAAGAGTACCATCTTCTGAGAAATCATATACTACAGAATCAGTTAATTCAGCACCATCTGATAAAATCGTAACATGTACTACTTGGCGTTTTGACCCATCAACTAGTTTAGTTAACGTTGCACTTGCTGCCATTATATATCTCCATTAATTTAAAAATAGGGGGAGATAACTCCCCCAAATAAAACTAAGCTATTAGTTATTAACTGTCAATAGCTGGTAATACGTAACCTGATGCTGTAACACTACCAGTACCAAGATTATCGAATTGACCTACGCCATCACAGTCTGCTAATACTTCACTACCAGTATCAAGATGCATTGCTCTGTTATGAGCAACCCAACCATCGTTAGCAGTTGTATCATTATTAATTAAAACATCAACTGCCGTTAATAATGAAGCATAATAATTATGTGCAACAAAACAGTTATTTAAATCTTTGCCTGTAGCACAGGTAATCATTGCCAAAGCATTTGCATTATCAGTATTAAAACGATTATGTGTAAATACTAAGTCTTGTAAATCATCAGTAATGCTAAGAGGTGAATTAATAGCTGCATCAACTCCATAACCAGTACAATGATCTACAGTTAAACCATCAGCTGTATTGGCAGCACCACTTGGTGTAATATAATCCACAAAGTTAAGGTCTGTACCAGCTTGTTTAAAGTTGCAATAACTTAATGTACAATTAGCTGCAGTTGGAACAATAGCAGCAGCAACATCAGCAAAGTTAGCATTAAATATCATATTATGTAAAGTAACGTTAGCAGCACTAACAGTAATAGCTGCAGCAGTTGCTGTAGTAAATGATATTGTAGGTCGTTTAGTACCTAGACCAAGACCAACTATAGCTACACCAGCCACATCACAAGCAATAGCTCCAGCAGAAGCTACGTTCTCAGCGTGACCAGGCATAACACAAATAATGTCGCCTCGGTTTGCTTTACATTTGCCAATAGCACCATCAATTGTACTAAGTGGTTTTAAGTAAGTTCCATCGTTAGTATCAGAACCACCAATACCACCATCGGGTAATACTCCTGAGTTATTAACCCAGAATTGTTTTCCAGGATAAAGCGTTAATAATGGCATTCCTTTAATAAGTACACCATTTGCCCATCCATTAGGGTAACTTGACATTCCCATTTTATATCTCCTATTAAGAAAAGTAGGGGGGAAGAGGGTACTTCCCCACCTAACAGTTTAGGTTTTAGGCGCCTGGTGAGCCGTAAACAGCTCTAGGATCCGTCCAACCAAATGAATAACGCTCAATTGCTTTGAATTTAGCATTCTCAGTATCAAAGTCATTGTCAATTGCAAATTGCAAAGGACGACGCTGATAGTGCTTCATACCATCCATAACATCTGTGCGTATAAACCACGCATCAGTATCATTGAAATAATGATTAACGTTTACACCGCCTGGGAATTTACCCATGCTGTATAGTGCGTTAATATCATTGTCAGCAGTACCGACACGATGTGGTGTACCTAATATACGTTCAGCCTCATAAGAAAGGTCTACAGGTATATTTAGCGTAACAGGATGTACAGCGATTTTTAATCCTCTGTCATCCGTATATTTCGCAATATCAATACACGATTGTTCTAACGACGCTTCTGATAAATCAGCTGCAGTTGTTAGTTCGTTGGCCCATGTTCCACCAGCCACGTTAACGTGAGCAGTAGAGCATAGTTCAACTCCGTCACCACCAGTAAAAGAGCTGTTAAAAGCTCTATTGTATACATTAGCAGCAACATTTTCTTTAGTTTGTCTCATTGAGTAAGCCAAACCTTTGGCACGTTTTTGTGCAACAACGCTGTAAAGGTCGTCTTCGACCATTTCACGAGTTACAATAAAACCGTTTGCGTACACAACGTGAGTGTATCTTGTTAAAAAGCCTTGACGCTCTTCATCATAAGATATTGCAGTACCTTCTGGTTTAGCGACTGCTAAGCCAAAAGAGGTAATGCCCATGTCTTCTTCATAGTTCTTACTTGAATTGTAAGAATCGAATAAGGCACTCCACTCAACTGTGTGCTCATTGTATGATTTTCCATACCACGAATTGACGCCAGGCCAAAGGGCTTTCGCAAAAGAGCCAGTTGTAATAGTAGCCATTTGTTATTTCTCCTTAGTTTATATACCTGCCGTTCCGCTGTCATTCTTGTATGCATGCATGTTCAGCATTACAAGCCATCTAGCGTTCGCGGAAGAAACATCATTGTCTTCTCTCTCAACTAAACCTATAACTTTTAATGGTGTACCAGCGGTTGTTACACCTGAGCTAGTATCAATTTCCATTCCAGAGGCACCAGTAGTGGTAGAGCCAGAACCTATTACAACATCAGCGTTTTCGCCAATACCTGTAACAGCCAAACTAGCATCGTCACCTTGTGCTTCATAAATAGTCATTGGATCATCATTGATATACACCGCTAAGGATGTAGAAGCGGCGTGATGTACTCGTGCTAAGTTGTCAGGATCAATTTCCCAACCAACTACAACACCAACAGCTATATCAGCTGTAGCGCTGTCAAAACGATCAACACCACCATAACCACCACTGCCAGAGGCAGTACCAGTTGCTTCTTTTTCAACGATATCACCAAGAAATAAGGCATCGTTAACAGAGTAATACTTACGTACGCGGCCTGTGTATGCGCCGCCAGATAAATGACCTACTGGTCTAAAACCATTTGGTCTATCTACGTTAGCCATAATATTTACTCCTTAGGTTAATTTATGCGCTTCCTTGTGCAGAAGTCATTAACTAGATTTATGATCTAAATCTAAGTTTCCGTAATGACCCTCTTTACTAGTTTGCGCGTATAGTTCATCTTCTATTTCGTCGATCCTTGCCTGTTTAGAGGCTTGATCTTCTTCATAGTACGTGCGGTCAATAGCCATCAGGTACAGCATTTCTCCAGTCGAGTTACCGACTTTACAGACAACGCTTCCCGTTGCTTTTGATCCATCAACTTTTTTATCTCCCACAGCTAGTCCTTTATCAGTTATATACTCATAACCAGCGTTCTCAAAAACTTGACATCTATTTTTAGTGTCTAAAACCCACCTTGCAACTAAATGTTTAGGTACGTCGTCAACATTTAAAATCTGCCTAGCTTCCGCCATAGGTACTCGCTTTGGGCGATCTAGATTTTTTTCTACTTTGCTTGTCATATCTATAATTCTCCTATTCTATCAAGCTCTTCTATGTATTCATCTATAGAGTCGACAGCTCCAGCATCGACAAACGACTGTCCAATCTGAGCGTACATTTCCCGCGAACCCGCAGGAAGATCATCCAGTGTTTTTCTCTTTTGTGCCCCATTCGGGCTTGGCTTTGTGGTTCGTCTAGTAGACGCAACAGGTGATGCGCTCGGCACTTGTTTTCCAAATTGCTCAGGATAACGAATTTTTACTTCATTATCTGTGTACTCAAGTACATCATCAATTGTAGCCTGTGGATTACCTGAACGAAATCCAACAGCAATTGAATCAGCATATTGACGCATGTCTGTATTAGTACGATACCACTGATTACTGTCTATATACTCAGCTATTTTTTCTTGAGTGTATTTTTCTTCGACTTGATTATCAACATTCGGCACAGCCGCAGATATTGATGGTTCAGACCGAATTTTACTCATTTCATTATCTATAGTAGCTACTCTGTCAAATTCACCTTCTTCCATAGCAGATACTTTTTGTTCAGAAAGTTCTTTTAAGACTTTTTGTCTTTCATCTTCTCTAGTTGCAGCTTGTATATTAGCCATTTTTTCTACCATAGCATTTAGTTTATCTATTTGCTTTCTTTGAGTACCCATAGTTTTGAAATACTCTCCTCTTTCTAAAAAGACTTGTGCATCTCTCCACTGTGTAGGATCTCCATCCCATTCTTCTTGAGGAACCCATCCTTGTCCACGAGCTGCCTCTTGTATAGGATCGTTTCCTTCTGCTTTAATATTAGCTTTTTTCTCAGCTTCAATTACATCACTTTCATCCATTGGTACATCTATTTTTTCTTTTGTTTCAACCTTATTTTGCTCTTTAGTTAATTCTTCTTTAGCTAAAGGTTTAGATTCAGTATCATCATACTGCGCTATAAAATCACTCATCTTGTTTTTTCTCCGTTTCTACAATCTTACAAAGAACGTCTCCATCGTCTAGTACAACAAAATCTTCTTCTGTATCAGGATCTTTTATTAATTTTCCCCCATACCGTGAATATAGTATTTTATCTCCAATCTCTACCCAAGGCTTTTTTAAGATTGCATTTTTGTTGTAGTCTACCCAAGCTAAAGGACCAATATCTATAACTATTCCTACTGACATAGTTGCTTTATATAACTTTTCATCTACAGCTATGGCAAGTTTAATATCTGTTCCTTTTACTTCGTGAGATGTTTTTACATTATCAGGCTTTACTATTAATCTATATCCTAAAGCCTTAAGCATCTGAATATTCCTTTGCTGATTTATCTTCTTGCGTTTCTTCTGTTTGTTCATCAGAAGGAATGCCTTCATTTATTAAATCAATAACAGCATCTATAAGTTTACATCTACCAATTATTTCTACATGAGTCATTGCTGTGGTATCCATAGTTTCTCCACATAACGCTCCTCTAGAAAACAAATCTTGTAACTCACCTTTTGCTGTTTTTAAATAGTTTACTAACTCTTGTGTGTAAACCATACCTTTCCAAGCGTATCTATCTCCGCTCATATCTATTCTCCTCTATTAGGTTAACTAGTTGTATTTTCTTTGGCGTTCTCTGCTTGTGCTTTATCCGCCTGTGCTTTTGCTTTTATTTCCTCTTGTAAAATTTTTAATTCTTGTAACTGAATATCCATCTCTTTTTCTTTTGCTTCCATCATCAATTTAGCTTGCTGTAATTCAGCATCAAATTGAACTTTTAACTTCTCAAGTTCTGTTCTTTCTACTTCTGATTGAGCTTTAGCCATAGTTAATGTAGCATTTGCTTCATCTCTAGCCGCTTGATATTGAATTTTAACTTTTTGCATCTCTTGCTCAGAAGCTTGTAATTGAAGTTCTTGCATTTTAACTTGTGCATCAAAATCTGGCTGTGGTTCAGGCATTTGCATTAATTCAGCTATGTTATCTTGATCTTGAGCTTCAAGTATGCGTTTAGTAGCAACTTGAGGATTAACAGACCCTAGTTGTAACAATGCCATTAATGACTCAGCTTTAGCTAATTTTTCAGCATTAGATACATTTGTTGGGTCGCTATTAGGAACAATGTCCATTGACTCATCTTCAAAATCTGCTTTTCCAATAACTGCTATTTCATCTTCAGGACCAGATTGATCTAGTACTGCAAAATATTTTTCATCTTCAAGGTATAACATATTTAATCTATATACTTTTTTAAATTCTCGTTTCATTGAACGATGTATTCTTTTGTAAATACTAGAAAATACTTGTAGCCCCTGTCGTAATACTTCTGATGTAGTTGACCAAGGTTGATTTTGACCAGGATTTTCTCCAGTCATTAAATCAGTAACTGAACTAAGTTGTTGCCCACTAGAAATCATCATACCAAGTAATTGAAACAATACAGTTGATGGTTGTTTTGTTGGAAGAGGTACAATACCTTTTCTTAAATCATCTCCAATTGTATTAACATATCTCCATTCTCCAGGTTTAAGTGGAGTATTACCATTTGGTATTTTAATACCTTTAGCTAAAAATCCTGATTGTAAATTATCTAACGTACCTGAATCAATAAGCTGATTTATTAAAGTATTTGCTGCTTCGTTTAATGGACCAAGTAAATTACCAAAACCCATTCCGTACACGCCTGAGTTAGGATCATTTATAAATACATAATTTGTAAAATATTCTACAGGTTTTATAGAAATTATTTCACCTTTTTCATTTGTATCTATGCCTGTTTGATCATACCTTGCGGCTACACGAACTACTTTTTTAGTATCTTTATGAATTGTAATTACATAAGGCTCTTCATATCCATCTTCGTCTAAATCCCATGTACAATGACATTCTAAAAATTCATGTGGAGAGTCTTTGTCATTACTGGGAGGAGTTATTCCTAGAAGTTCATCTTCAGCTTCTGAATGATTGCCATCATAAGTATTAGATTCTTTAGGTAAATCTACATCTAAAAAATGTCCCATTCTTATTTGTCGAGTAACTTCATTAGGATAGTAGTATAGTTTGTGTACTTTACGACTAGCGTCTTCTAACGAACTTGCATAATAATCAACACATAAATCTTTAGGAAGAACTAATTCAGATACCATCTTAGTTCCATCCCAGTATGTCTTTTTAAATACATTTCCAATAATAGGAAGAATTAAACACGTTCTATCCATCTGGTCTTCCCAAGTATCCATTTCTTCTAATAATTGGTAAGACATATAATTACTTACGCGTTTTGCTCTTGCTGCTTTTTCACCAGTAGGATCATTTCCTATAACTCTTGCTTTTACAACTTTATTATTAGGAATAAGAGATTGGTATGCTCTGGCTGCAAATTGTAAAGCTGCTATGGTTAACAGCGGATATTTTACATTTGCTGCATCTGGCCAAGGGAAATTTTTATTCGAAGATACTTGTGTAGCTAGCTTCATGTATTCTTCGTATTTATCCATCCACTCGGATCTAGAATTTTCATCCATTTCATACCAATCATAAACTTGCTTACCCATATCTTTTAGGGTATTTACATCTATTTCTTCCGCTATATTTACAGAAGTTATTAAAGCTTGTAAATCTGTTTCTCTAGTCATACTTATCCTCTTAACGACTGTATTTTTGTTTTATTTTTCGTTTCATTTCATCTCCAAGAATACTACTTGCCACTGCTCCTACCGCTCCCATTTTTTTAAAGCCTTGGTCTAACGCTGCTGACGCCCTATTAGATTTTGTTTCTCTATCAACATCAGCATACTGTGACATTCTGTCGCTACCTATTTCTTCCATACTTCCTTGTCTACTAAAAGTATATGCTCTAGTTTTATTTGGATTATAATTAACCAAAGATGGATCATCTCTTCCTGTTCTTATAGAAGTGGCAAATTCACCAGTTCCTTCAGGTCTATTAGCATTTATTTGATCTTTCATACTACTATAATATTTACCAGAGGCTGTTTTATATTCTTTATCTGACAAAGCAAAAGTAGGAGATCCTTCAGTAGTTCTTTGACCTCTATATGCAGATCTTCCAGCTCTGTAATCAGCCACCTGTTGTTTAAAATAATTATATTCAGGAGAATTTTCCATTCCATACGCCATAATTTTAGTACCCCGTTACTTGTGACCTTCCCATATGTAAAGATCCCATAGTTTCGTTATATTCCTCTTCCCAATCAATATCACTTTGCTCTTCTACTGTTGGAGCTGTTACCATTTGATTTAAAACTAATCCTAACCAAGCTATAGAATCAACTTGGTCATCATATTGTCCTCGATCAAATCTTAAAAGTTCTTGTTCAAACGATGGAAACCATTCTGATTCTACATCAAAGTGAACTCCACCTTGCCTCATTCTACCTTGTATTGCACGAGCACGAGATAATTTATCTCTATAAGGAACCATTGGATGTAGGTTAATAAATACTCCAGTTCTTAACATTTCGTCTTTTAAGAATGGTCCTATGGCTTTTTTAAGTGCTCCTTCCTCAACCACAAATAAATCAGGTTGATATCTTATTTGCACAGCCATCATTTCGTCAATAATTTGTTTTGCATCCATACGTTGTCTAATAACATCAACTATATGTAATACGCCACTATGATCTACTCCACCTACAGTAATAACAGAATAAGATCTTTTATCTTTTTCTGATATAGCAAAGTCTATTGCTGCATAATAAGTTTTTGCTAAATCAAAATCTTCTTCTGACATAGGCACAAAATCATTCTTTCTAAAAAATGCATCACCCTCATGTATTGGGTAATTTAAGTACTCTTGTGCGTATCCTTCTGATATACCTTGCTTAATAAAATCATTTTTTAATTTACTAAGTCTTTCTTTATTAAATTTTTCAGGCCATAATATATCTTGAAAATCATCAAAATCAGTATGTGCTCTATATTTAATTGAGTGCCACGCCCTAGATTTATCTAAAGAATATTCTTTAAGCTTTTCTCTAACTGTGTACTGAGCTTCATCTCCAGTAGTTTCAGGCATTAATCTTTCTAACAAACTGTCAAAATGTAAAACAGTTCCAACTAAACGTATTTGACCAGTATCTGATAAAGCTGGTATTAATGCTCCATAAAACCAATTTCTAAACTTATCTCTACGTTCTTCATTAGATACAGCTTCATCATTTTCCATATCATCACAGATTATAAGATTAGGTCGTTTACCTCGCCATTTAAAACCACGAACAGATCCCGAACCTCCTGACGCACCTCTTGCCATTATTCTGACTTGATGATTATCAGGACCCATTTTAAATCTTATTTCTCTTTCAGCATCTTTATAAATATCTGACACTTTAAATAAACTTCTTAGCTTTTGATTTTCATATAGTTCCATCTTAATATCGTTTAAGAATTGAACCGCCTGAAGTTCAGTATCAGATACTAATACTACAAAGTCTGCTTTTCTAAATAAAACCGCTGCTAATGTGTATGCGTGTGTTACCGCAGTACTTTTTGCGTGTCCTCTTGGAGCTGCTATAGCAACAAGTGAGTGATCTGAGCAACAATAGTCCCAAAGTTCTCTATGGAATTGGGGAGTAGGTTTTGGATTGTCGTATCTCTCACTTAATAAACTAGTAGCAAAGCCATAAATCAGGTCACTAGTTAACTTCATATATTATTTAGCATTAATATACATGGTGACTTCGAAACCAAAACGAATGTCGTTATATTCTGGTGTTTCCCATTTCATTGTATTACTTCTCCCATAATAATTGTTGGAATTACTGCACTACATCCTGATAATAATAATAAACTTAAAAATGTAATTATTATACCAATAATAAAAACATCACGTCTAACTAATGGTGCTACTAATGTAGCTATTAGTATTAATAATATTTTAAAATCTTGCATGTTATACGCCTGCTATAAATACTTCAACTGCTACTTCGTTACTTAGTGGATCAACCAATATACTTTCTAAGTTATGTAATGCAGTTACTATAGTTGCATTGGCATCTGATACAGCTATGCCATCGCTTGGGGATCCCATTATAAAGCTTTTACCAGCCTCAAGTAAAATTGTTGCTGATTCATCTGCAGCAGAATCATCTTCTCCAGCATCTATTTGTAAAGATAGATTTACTGGGTTTGTACCATCTAAATTTGTTATACGTACGTATCTTACATCTTCAACATCTAAAGCCCCATCAGCAGTGGCAGATGTACTTTTAAATGTTGCAACTGTAGTATCTACGCCAGTAGGACACGCTACAATTCTTTTAAAGGTTTCAACAACACTTGCTACAGTAAGAGAAGTAGTTGCACCTTGGTCAACTCCATTAAGAGTTACGCTTTCGGTTAATGTTACTGTTAAATCTGCCATTTTTTTACCTACTATTTCCGATATGCATCAACTGGTAAAGACATTCTTTCCCCTGTTTTTGCATTTCTCTTATGTGGACCTTCTTTGAAATATTCAATTTGCTTGCCTTCTTGCCCTTTGCGCTTGGCACCTTGTCTTGCCAATTCGGTTAATGTTTCTGTTTTTTTACCTTTTACTTTAGTACCTGATTGAATATTTTTAACTGTTGAACCACCACCCTTCTTGAGTTTTCTCATTTGTTTAACCCATTTGGTTCCTTTGTAAACCATTCTTGCTGCTGCGGGAACTGCCATCCACCATGCCATTTTATGCGTACCTCTTTCCGTATTTTTTACGATCTTTCGTTTTTCGAGAGTAGCTTCTATTTGTAGATTTTTTAACTACTCGTTTATTTTTACTTGAGTTATTTCTAGGATTACGATCCTTGTGATCGACATCCTTTCCATCACCTTTTTTAGCCGTACCATTTTTTACAGCATCCGCTCTAGATTTATTACGAGCTGCCCTATCTTTCTTTTGTTTCGAACTGCTGTGATAATTATCGTATTCTTTTCGATAATTTCTTTGTTTTTTAACTTTCTTTAAAAAACCCATTAGTATCTTGGTTTATTTTTAGTTTTTTTCATTTTTTTTACTTTCTTCATACCTTTCATTTTAATAACTCCTTCCCGTTCTAGGATTGCGTTTTCCACCTAACCGTTTACGAAAACGTTCTGATAAATTTACAGTACCTTTACTGCCATTTACCTGAGCTGAATAATTAGTTGGAGAATATGATTTGGATGGTGATACATTCATTCTTGGAGTACCACTTTCTACCCTAGTTCCTCTGTGATCAGGTGTAGATTTATAATTACTTGTTACTGATTTATACTTATTCGCTGCATTGTTTCCTTCTTCATTTATCATTTTTGGTGCTTTGGGTGTCGCCCAATCCTGAAGTTCTCTCTTCTTTGCTAAGTCTTTGTTTCTTTTTGAATCTGGAGAAGTAGCAGCTACATTATTTAATTTACCACCAGTAGCAAAATTTATATTACCACCATCAACAGGGCTTCTTCGCATTGTTACTCGGTCTTGTCCTTTATGTCTAAATGCACCACCTGTATCTTCACCTGTAGTAGTCCAAGCCTTTGCCTTAGGTACGTTCGAAGCTTTAGCTTTTTTATATGTTGCTGCTAGTATTCCTGCACCAACAGCAGTACCATAAGCTGTGCCTTTTTGTTTGGATGCTACACTTAGCCAATTTGGCTCAAAACCTGCTTCTGTGTATTTTTCAGTTTTCTTTTTTGGTTTTCCAGCTACTTGTTTGTATCTTATATTTCCTTTATTAGGTCCAGTTTTATATCTAACTGCTTTTCCTTTTTTATCTACTACTTT